GAACGGCACCACGCCTCGGAGGCGTGGTGCCGTTCTCGCCTGCTGGTGGCGTCAGGTCCCGCTGCTCGCCGGGAGCGGCCGTGGCCGACTCCACTCGCGGGCGCTGGTTGCCCTGCGCGACATGCGTCTCGACGTCCTCGAAGAGGTGCGCACGGCCCTTCAGTACCGGGTCGGTGTCCTCGACCAGGTCGCCGGCTCGCACCGATCGCGGCATGCCGTCGACGTAGGCCGTGAAGGACTGGGTTGCTCGCTTGATGCTCACGGCGCCACCTCTCAGACCTGGTCGGCGGTGTCGCCGAGCCCGTGCGGGCCGGGCGACTTGGCGCCCTTGCGAGGCCCGACGTCCTCGCGCTCGGCGCGGGCGGCGACCGCCCTTTCCTGGCCGAGCTCGGGCCCGTCGATCTGCTGCGGCTTCGCCGGGAAGGTTTCCAGCTTCGGTCGCTGGTCGCCGCGCCGGTTGTCGAGCCGCGGGTCGATGCCCGGCTCGTCGGCGTCGACGGCCAGCTCCCTCGTGGTCGGCTCGACCTCGTCCTTGGTGCGCGCGGCGCTGATCGTGCTGGGCGCGGTCGGGGGTGTGCTCTGGGTGGTCGGCTTCTCGGGCGTCTTGTCCGCCATGGCGGAACCTCCCTGGGAGGGATGTATGGGCGGGTGTGCGGGCCGGGGGCGGACCGGGGGGGCCCGGGAGGCCCCCGGGGGGCGCGGGGTCAGGACCCGTGGCTGCGCGTGATCAGGCGGTTGTGGCCACGTTGAGCATCCGGAACGCGGCGTCGTTCACGGAGTCGGCGCCGACCCGGTAGTAGGCGTACCAGCCTCGCTGGCCGGTCGGGCGGCGGTTCGCGCCCACCAGGTGCGGGATGAACTCCACGGTCATGCCGACCCGGTCGGCGATCACGTAGTTGCTGAAGTCGCCGTAGACGATCAGGTTGTTGTCACCGGTGGCGGCCGGGTCGAAGGACGCGTCCATGTCCTCGGCCTCCAGCGCCGGACGGCCCAGCAGCTGCGGCGGCATGTCCGCGCCGATCCGCTCCCACAGCTGCGAGCCGCCGTTCGTGTCGAACTGCCGCACCATGTTGTAGATGCCGCGGTTCGCCAGCCAGGACGCGCCCGTGCGGTACCGGGACGGGAGCGCCCCGTCGAGCTTGTAGATGTCGGCCGCCGCGAACGTCTCCGCCGTGGTCGGTGTCACGACGCTGCTCGTGCCGGCCAGCGCCGTCACGATGCCGGTCGGCTGCCCGGTGCCGGTACCCGTCACGAACGCTGCCGCCTCCAGCACGTCCCGGCCGAAGCTGAGCAGGCGGGCGACCTCCTGGGTGACGTTCGCCTCGTCCTCCAGCGCCTCGATGCTGATCGGGACGAAGCCCTGTGCCTTGTACACCGGGATGGACGGCTGCGCGAAGGTCGTCGCGTCGTCGGACACCTCGGTGGCCTCAGCGTCCCACGACCAGGCGACCGCGCCCGAGGAGACGCCGTTCCACACGTCGCCGGTGGCGACCACGGTGCGGGCCGCCTCGCGGATCTGGTTGCGCGAGCCGTTCGCCGTGATGATGACGGTCGGGTCGAGCTGGAACGGGACCAGGTAGCCGCCCGCGGTGTCGGTGAGCGACATGGCCCGCTCCAGCGCCTTCTGCTCCTCGGGGGCGATCATGTGGCCCCGGCCGGACGCGACCTTCGACCAGGCGCGCAGGTATTCGGGGCTGGAGGTCGCCAGGCACAGGCGGGCGATGCGGGAGTCGCTGTCGTCCCAGCGCTCCAGGATCTGCGTGCCGGCCGCTCGCACGGCGTCGTTGGCGCCGGACATCTTCTCCACGGCCGACAGGGCGCGGGCCCGCAGTTCCTGGGCCACCTCGCCCTTGGAGCGGCCGAAGGTCCGCACCTCGGACAGATCCCAGGGGTTGCGGAACCGGCGGTCCTCGACGGAGTCGGGGTGGAGGATCGGGTCGACGTCGTAGCCGTCACGGGAGGAAGTGGGCGTGCCGCCTTCGATCCGCACAGCGGCCGGACGGCGCTCCGTGGACTTCGTCGCCGAGCGCACCCGCTCCAGCGCGGCGGTGCGCTCCAGCTGCCGGCGGTGGGCGTCGACGTCGGCGAACTCGCGGGTGAGCTCGTCGAACGACTGCTCATCCTCGGCCGTCAGGTCGTCCTTCTCGCCGAGTCGCTCCAGCTCGGCCTGGATGTCCCGGAGGCGGATCACCGCCTGGGAGTGGGAGAGCTTCATCAGTTCTTGTCCTCTTCGATGGGCGGCAGCTTGTCCTTCATGGCTCCGGCGATCTCCCGGATGTAGCCGCGAAGTCGGGCTGACCTGGGGTTTTCGGATGGCGACGGGTGCCCATCGGAGGGCGGCGCGTCTGTGTCGCTGGGGGTCGGCGGGTGCTCGGTGGCGAGCGGCGCGCCGGTGGGAGGAGTCGGGGCCGGGTGCCCAGAGGTGGGCGGCGCGGCGGGGTGGCGGTCTCGGAGCGCTGTGCGCACAGCGTCGACGACGGCCTCGGGGTCGCTGGTGTTGCGCAGGTCAAGGACGATCTGCCGGCCGCCCAGTGGGTCTCCGGACCGCTGATACAGCAGGGCGGTGGCGACCTCGCGGCGCAGGTCCGGGTCGTCCGGGACGCTCGGTGCCGCGGCGTCCCGGGCGAGCGAGTGGCGGATCCGGCGGGCCATCTCGTCGTCATGGGCAAGCCCGTCAGCAACGTCCCGCGCCCGCACCGACACGCTGGTACCGGCGTAGGCGGGGAAGACGACCGGGCCCAGCTCCCGGCACTTCAGCTCGATCAGCTCGCGCTGCAGCGGCCCGCGGTCGCCGGGCATCCATAGCAGGTCGTAGACCTCTTCGGGCTTGACCAGCTTGCCGTTGACGTCGCGCCACTCCTCGCGGACGACTTCGAACCGAAAGCTCATGCCGTTCACGGACTTCTCGGCGATCGCGTCCCTCACGGGCTGCATCAGCCAGTTGTCGGTGATGCGGCCCTCGACGTAGAGGCCCTGGTCATCCTCACGCAGGTCGGTGATCGAGCCGATCGGGATGGAACCGATGAGCGGGTGGCGGCCGTGGTCGAACTGCATGACCGGCGTGTTCTCGCGGATCGTCTTCCGGAAGGCACCCTTGCGGATCTTCTCCGTGAAGACGCCCTCCCACGAGTTGATCTCGGTGGGGGTGTCGAAGAGGGCCGCATACCCGGTCAGAGTCCGGCCATCGCCCTCCTCGTCACCGTCGGCGCGGACCAGCTGGAACGGCGCCGACCTCTCCAGGTCGCGCGTCACGGCGGACAGGGCGGGCATCAGGAACCCCCTTCGGAGGGTGCGGGAAGCGCGGCAGGCTCCGCGGAGCCGGGCGCCTGCAGCTGCACGGAGTACAGGCCCGTGTGCACGAGCAGGGACCAATCGCTTGCGGTGACAGCGGCCATGACGGAGGCCGGCGTGTACCCGGCATCGACGAGGGTGCGGATCGTGCGGGACTGGATGCCCTGGATCTCGGCGGCGTCCTTGGCGTCCTCACGCAGGAACGGGACGTGCCGCGCGTCGTACCAGAGCCTGACCGCACCCGACCCGCCGCCCGGCGGCGTCACCAGCGGGGCGAAGGAGCCGGCCGCGTTCTGCCACAGCGGATGGATCGTCCCGTCAGCGAACCGACGGCGGGCCTGGCCGTAGTTGGAGTACGTGGCCGCCTTCAGGCCCTCCGAGAGGCCCACGATGATCGGCGGCACTCCGGCCGCCGATGCGATGCGGGTCTCACCGGCACCCTGGACACTGCTGAAATCCATCTGCTGGAAGTCGGATCCGACCACCGTCACATCGGCGCCACCGCCCAGGTACAGCGTCTTGTAGGCGTTCTCGACGCCGCGGTGCCCGGCCTCCATCTTCGCCTTGAACTTGCCGAACGCCTCAGGCGTGACCTCGCGGGCCAGCCGCACCACCAAGTTCGGGGTGGCCGCGTTCTCGAAGTACTTCCGCTTGTGGGCGGCCATCAGGTTGTCGTTCGTCGTCTCCCGGATCACCGGGGTCAGCCACGACATGCCCCGGTACGTCGCCAGCGGGTCCGGGACGGGCGCGAAGTGCGCGACCTCCTCCGGCCACAGGAACACCGGGTCGGCTTCCGGCTCCTGATAGAGGTAGCCGTACCGGCGCCAGCCCAGATCGCCGCCGTGCGGGTGCCGGATCCGCTCCAGGATGATCTGAACCCAGTCCGGACGCAGCCGGATCGCCTGGTCTTCATGCCGGGTCCAGTACGAGTTGCCGGCCAGGTCGGCATCCTGGATGACGCGGGAGAGGAGATCCTGCGTCGTCCCGCCCGGCCAGGGCGTCTCCAGCAGCCGCAGATCCTGCGTGCCGAACATCTCCGACGGCGCCCCGTTGTTCAGACGCTGCCATGTGAACCGCGGGGCGGAGAACACGCTCATCCGGGCCACCATGCAGGCCCAGATCACCGGGTTCGTCGCGAACAGCGTCGCGTAGCCCGGCAAGTCCGACGGCGCCCTCTCCGCCGCCTGGCCGGGCTGCGTCTGCGCCACCCCCAGCTGCGAGAACCCGCCGTAGCCCAGCGACTGCTGCAGGGCCGCGACGTAGTCGTCGATCGTTGCGATGTCCCGCGTCTCCGCCACGCCGCGGCGCGCACGCTGCCACAGGCTCGTCACGGGCCGCCCCCGTCCACATCAGTGAGCAGGAGGCAGTAGGCCGCCAGCAGCGCCCCGCCGACCATGAGGCCCACCGCGAGGCCGAAGCCCAGCCCGGCCCCCGATGCCGTCATCGCCCCGCCCGCCAGCACCCCGACTCGGGCGCGCACGACACGCGTCAGCCGAACT